TCATACCTACGGAGAAGCTTCTGTACCCACTGTCCGATAGTTTTTGTACGCTCATCAAAGGTCATGTCATTTGTCCTGTGCAGTGAGCTGGTTGAGAGGGAAGCTTAGAATATTATCTAAGATTTGTGTGTTGGTTTCTTCCTTCAAGTCATCGAAGTCATCTTCCCAACGCTCACCGTTTAGCCATGTAGATGCATGAGGTATGTATTTCTTGAGGGTGTTGTTGGATTTCATAGCATCAGCGAAGGCAAGCGCACCAGAAATTATATCGTACTTGTCTGCTGTCTTACATGCTTTGAAGAAAGCATAGCGTGCTGTCTTTTTTTGTACATGCTTGGGATAGACTTGCCAGAATCTAGTGAAGTCTAATTCATCAGGTGACTGTGTGTCACCTAAAGAGTTTAGTTCTTTCTTGTTAGTATAAGTAATAATCTTATTCTCTTTGTGTGACTGTGTGTCACTACTCTTGTTTTTTATTTCATCAGTCATTTTTTATTTCCTCCGTTGTGTACTTTATATCTTTCCAAAGAAAGACTCCGCTTGCCAGCATATCCATGGCTTCATCAACAGCCTCTTCATGCGTCTTTGCATACATCTTTGTTTCAATTTCCATGAGTATTTTATATGTTTTATATTTACGCATTAGTACTCTCCATTGGGTAAGTTAGTTCATAAATCGTGGTGTTACCCTTGCATCCACGTTCTCTTATTAAGAAATTGTTTTCTTCTAGGTAGTTAATAGCTCTGATAACAGTGCGTCCTGATAGACCTGTCCTCTTTGCTAGTCCTTGGATGGAAGGATAGCATACACCACCTTCGTCAACATAAGAAGCAAGAATAATATACACATACTTTGCGTTGGCATTATTAACTTGCGTTTTACAAATGTTTAATGTTAAAGTTTTAGCATACATAGGATGGTACAAATCCCTGTTAATGTTTATGATTGGTTCTCCTGCCTCTAAACTATAGCCCCTGCTTCTAGGTATTAACTAAAGCAGGGGTTTTTTTATCCCCATTCGGGCATCATCCAGTTAGATTTAGCTACTTTAATCTCATCACCTTCGGGAACATACTGATACACTGCATACTTCTTGCCACTATGTGTGTGCATATGGCTGAGTATATTCATACCTTCTTTTCTTAGGTCATAAATTATAGCTGCCAATCTAAAGCTTCCGAATTTATCTAGTGCTTCAATGGGTGTAAGTTTATTACCTTCTTCTAGGTAGTCTTTAACTCTTACCTTCTGTGATTTTATTGTCATGGTATTCTCCTACTATTTCCTCAAACAAATCTCCGTCCATAATCACAAGCGTCTGAGGTTTGCCTGTCCTACGTTTATAGAAGGCAATGTCTTTACCTTCGAGTACTGTGAAAGGGCTAGGGAAGTTAGACTTATCTCTGTACTTTACTTCGCCTACTAGCTTTCGTCCCACCAAGCTTGTGAGATGGATGTCTCCTGACCACTCACCTCCGAGCGCACCTGAGAGGGGGACTCGGTAGCATTTGATGCCGATTTTTTCGAGCCATTTGCAGAACCATTTTTCGTGGTAAGTTCCCTTTGACTTATTGTTGTTTGCCATGTGTCCCTTTCGTAGCAGTTCAAGCAGATGATATAATGTTTCGTTGGCTTGTAGCTGTGTAGCATAGCAACAAACCATTCTGTTTTAGTATAGCAAGCTTCACACGTAGCTGTGCCTGTTTCCATCCTGCTTTTTAGTGACTTCGATTTTGCAACCAAGTGAATCAACCCAACACGACAGCATGAACCCACTTGGTATGCGTTTGTATTGTTCCCATTTGTGTACCAAAGAATTGGTTACGCCAATGATGGCAGCCAAATCTTCTTGACTAAGTTTCTCTTCATGCCTGTATATTACAAGCTGTTCGACCATCGATTTGTATTCATCATTCATTTACAATCTTACATTGAGAGTTAATCTTCTTGGGTTCAGCTAATCCAGTAGCCCAGTTCTTAGCTAATCTATCTAGAGTTCTACCTACTTGCTTAGCTGTTGCTAGTCTTATGTCTTGCTTACGCACAGCTCTATAGTATGTAGATGTAGGCAGACCAGCACGCTTAAACACCTTGTGCATAGGCAGGTCAACCCATCTATGCTTCTCCATTATCTGTTCCCAATAACTAATCATGATTCTGTTGTAGCACACGCGCAGTTGATTGGTCAATACTAGTCATCAATAAATCTAAATTTATGTATGAGTGTACAATAACCTATGATATCTTTGAGGCTATCTTCAGTCCACTTGTGATGACAGCGTGCTATCTTAACCATTATCATCATCATCGCTACATCTTCTTTAGTAAAGTGATAGCCTCTATTCCAATCAGTCCACATCTTAGCGATGTCAATAAAGTTATCAGCTGCATCACCATACTCTTCGTGTCTGTCACCATACACAATACCGTGTGCTTCCTGTAAAAACTCACGTGATTGTTCAGCTTTATTATTTTGAATAGCATCTACTAACGATATAGTTTCTTTCTCTTTCATTTGTCGTATGCTTAATTTTTCTAAGCCACTTGCTAATTTATCTAGCTCATTCATTGGATTACTCATGTCCATCTCCATTACATTTAAGGCAGAGTTCTTCTCTGCTGTTGGTTGACATCCCTGCTACTCCGTAGTCAGAGGACGTTGGGTTATATGATGGAGTAGTATAGTAGTTGTCTACTATACCAGTGCCATTACACTCATTACATTTAATCATGGTAAAATTGCCTTGGCCCAATTGTCTCTTAGGTTAAGGTCTAAATCGAATACTACCTGTAATCTCCAGCCAATATTCTCGTTGTTTAATTCAGCCGCAGTTGTATCTGCTAGTGACCAGACATTTTTTACAAATTCTTTTGTGTCTGCTCCATGAGACTCATAGATATTAGTCTTTGATATGAGACCATTGTAGTTATCGGTGAGTTTTATAGTTGCTGTAAAAGACATTGCATTTCCTCCTCATTACATTTAATGATGCTCATGTTATTTTATTCTCCATAATCTGTATTGATTAGAACTAATTTTTCGTTGACTTGTATTAAACCCAAGCCGTCTACAACAAGAAGTTAGTCTCATTATATCTTTAAGTTCTCCATCAATTAAGAAGCTATCTCCAACTTCTAATTCTCTAAGAAAAGCATACTCATGTTTTCTTTTGGAACTTCCTATATTGGTAATAGGAATATTCTTTTCTATTTTATAATTTATACTCATATTAATATTGAACCTCCTGATAAAGTTGACCTAGTACATGCCAGTTCGTAGTGTCCATTGCTTTAGCAATCAGAGCTTCTCTTTCTACTGAGGTATTGTGTGGACTCTTAGACACACGCTTGCCTGAGTTATCAGTGAAGTCAGTGTGAGTAGCCCATGATGTAAGACAATTATACAAAGACCATTTGTTGTGACCCATCCAGCTAGAATGGTCGTGATACAAACTCATTAGATTCTCTAACTGACGCTCGTTGTTATGCTTGACTGATGAATAAGTTTTCTTCTTAACTATATTATTCTTGAAGAAATATTCTACTGAATCTGTATCGATTCTTGTCTTGGCATACTCACTCCACATATGGTCTTTATCTTTAAAGGTTTCGTAGTTGTTAAGCACATGCCTAGCTGTGTCATCTATGCTTACTTTTGATGTATGCTTGAGTCTTATCTTAGATAATGGGTCAGCAAATGTCTGTCCATTTAGACAGGTTAATCGCAAGCCATCGGCACTAATAATGTAAGGCCAAGTACCATCATGGCTGCTAAACATATTGATTCGGTAATGCGTTATGTCATTCAACGCAGGAGTTGGGTTGATTGTTATGTCATTAAATAACACAGTAGCTTTAAGCTTACGTCCACCGCTATGTATCTTAATATCAGTAGTGTAATCTTTAGATATGTTTGAGTTATCAAGACCAACTAGTAAGTTATCAACCATCTCTTCGTAGTTGATTGGTTTGTAATTACTGCTGTGTCTACCTAGAATATACCCTGTATCTGGATGCCTAAGTATCTTCATGTCTGGTATTGCTGTACCATCTGCCAAGTATGCTTTCTCTTCTACTACTTGGAAGTCATAGTCATTTGTAATTGTATCTAACATTTTGGTTCTCCCTTTAGAATGATAGGTATTCCTAGTGCTACTAATGCACAGGCTAGTATTAATTGATTAGATAGTTCCATTGGTTTCTCCTTTGGTTCGTTTAATTCATCGTTACATTGCTGAAGTTTGTTACACATCTCGGGGGATTCCAAGGCCGTGGCCTATCAGTAGTATGCCTGCAACAATAACGCATAGAGCTACGATGCCTAGTAAATCCTGTACCATCAGTCTGTCCTTTTGCTGTGAGGTAGACCCGAAAGCCTACCTCGATAAAGTAAGTGTGTTATATAAACTCTTTTGTACCAAACCTTTGTGCAATTTCGTCT